GGCTTTCTTGCAGTCTGTTCAGCTAACCTACCAGAACCTACTATAGGGCCTAATTCTGATACAGTTGCTACTGACCATTTTAATACACTTCTTTATACTGGTAATAGTACAGATGACAGAGCTATAACTGGACTTGGATTAAAGCCCGATTGGGTTTGGATTAAAAAAAGGGCATCATCAAATGCAATGAGTCATTATATTGTTGATAGTGCAAGAGGAACATCTAATACTTCTGGAAATGGAACTCTTGGTGGGTTACAATCTAACGGAACGGAATATGAACAAACCACCACAGATGGTGGTTTTATATCTTTTGATAATGATGGATTTACTTTAGGTCAAGCACCTGCTCAAGGTGGCTATCCAAATGCTGGGTATGAAAGAATTAATAAAGAGAATGATACTTATGTTGCTTGGAACTGGGTAGCAAATGGTGGCACAGCGACTGCAACAATAAGTGAAAGTGGTGACAATCCAGCTGCAGTAGTACAAGCAAATCCAACAGCAGGGTTTAGTATTGTTCTTTATACAGGTACAGGAGATGCTGGAACTGTAGCTCATGGTTTAGGTGCTGTTCCACAAATGATAATAATTAAAAATCGTGATGCAGCTGATGCTTGGGCAGTATATCATGGTAGAAACACAGCTGCTCCAGCAACTGATTATTTAGTTTTAAATACTACTGCTGGAACTGCTGATGGTGCTGGTTATTGGGCTGATACTGCACCAACAGATAGTGTTTTTACAGTCCATGATGCCCATAGTGTAAATGCAGACGGAGAAAAGTATGTAGCTTATGTTTTTGCAGAGATAGATGGCTACTCAAAGTTTGGCGTTTATACTGGAAATGGCATTGATGTAAATGGGGCATTTGTCTATCTAGGATTTAGGCCTGCTTGGATTATGACAAAAGTAACTAGTGCAGCAAACCAATGGAATATACATGACAACAAAAGAAATCCAGATAATTCAGTTAATAAGTTTTTATTAGCAGATCAAGGAGTTGTTGAAAATACTGGAACTGGTATTAAGATAGATTTTATGGCAAATGGTTTTAGGCATGCTGATAATGGTGCAGCCCAAAATAATGCTGGTGTAACATACATATACATGGCATTTGCTGAACAGCCTTTTAAATATGCAAATGCTAGATAGGAGAAGATAAAATGGCTTGGAAATATGGAAACGTAGTCTTAAAAGTTAACAAGGGTTGGACAGATGACAATAATTTCAAACACCCTAGACAATGGATAAGATATACTGCTGATGAAAAAGAGACTTGGGGTATATCATGGGAAGATGATGTTGTACTAGGTGCTTTTGATGACTTCTATTATTATGGTTGGAACTCTGATGGTGATGCATTGTTACCAAAACCACTTGCTGAATTAAAAGTATCAAAAATAAATCTAGCAAAAGAAAATTCATCTGGTGATTTATCCCACACAGATTGGTATGTAACTCGTAAGTCAGAAGCTAATACTGCAATACCATCTGGTATAACTGCATACAGAACAGCAGTACGAGTAAACTATACAACATTAAAGACAGCAATAAACAACGCTTCTGACATTGCTGGATTAATTGCTTTATACACAACAGTAGCAGGTGCATCAGATACAGCTAAAGAAATAGATGCAACATCATCTAGTATAGTTAGTACCTCTGCCAACACAATCACAAGTAATGGACATGGGTTTGTAAATGATGAGCAAGTTAATTATAATGTAGGTGCTAACTCTGGCAATGGAAATGCTGCAGTTATAGGTGGTCTGGTTAATAACACAACTTACTATGTAATAGCAAAAGCAACCAACACATTTAAGTTATCTGAAAGTCATAGTAATTGTGGTGATGAAGCAGTCGTATCACTTACAGGGTTATCAAGTGATGGAACAGCACAGACGTTTACATCATATGGTAAACCAAGTGTAGGACAAACATCTCCTAATGCAGATATGCCTAAGTATGGTGCATAAATAGAATAAAAGGACTGTTAATACAAAGTCAATGTATTATGGTGCATAAATAGAATAAAAGGATTATCTAATGAGTAGAGCAAGAAATAGAGCAGATGGTGATTTCGGTGATTTAGATATTACCAACATAGGAGCCGTATCGTTAGACTCTATAAAAGGAGATGGTGATGGTAATACTTCACTTGCATTTTCTGGTTCTGACGTAATTACAATCACAACTGGTGGCACTACTGCCATGACAATTGATGCATCACAGAACACAACTTTAGCAGGAACATTAACTGCTATCACTTCTCTTGGTATCGGTAGTGCAGTATTAACTGAAGCAGAATTAGAATTACTAGATGGTATTACTGCTGGAACTGCAGCTGCAAATAAAGCAGTAGTTCTTGATGGAAGTAAAAATATTGCAACAATAGGAACTATTGGTTCTGGTGCGATTACATCAAGTGGTACAATACAAGGTACAACAATAACTGCAACAACTGCTTTTGTTCCAGATGCATCTGATGGTGCAGCTCTTGGTACGACTGCATTAGAGTTTTCAGACTTATTCCTTGCAGACGCTAGTACAATTCAATTTGGTGCAGACCAAGATGTAACTTTGACTCATGTTGCAGACACAGGTATTCTCATAAACGCAGCAAGTAAATTACAATTTAGAGATAGTGCATTATCTATTAATTCATCAGCTGATGGTCAATTAGATATTGATGCTGATACTGAAGTAGAAATAACAACTGCCTTAGTAGAAATTTCTGCTGATGCAACTATTGGAGATGATCTTACACTTATATCTGATGCTTCCGTATTAGGTTTTGGTGTAAACAAAGATGTAACTCTTACTCATGTTCACGATACTGGACTTCTTTTAAATGGTGCAAGAACAATCCAATTCAATGATGCAAGTCAAAATATTGGGGCCCCAAGTGGAACTAAACTGGATATTAAAGCTGCTGCTGAGATAGAACTTACTGCAACTTTGATAGATGTAGTTGGAAACTTAGCAATTTCTGGAGACCTTTCACTGGCAGGAGATTTGGAAGTTGGTGGTAGTAGTTCTGTAACAGTTTCTGCTTCTGGAGCTGTTGTTCCAGATGCAAATGATGGTGCGACACTCGGTACTGCTGCGTTAGGATTTGCTGATGTATTTCTTGCTGATGGTTCAACAATTCAATTTGGAAATGATGAAGAAATTACATTGACCCATGTTGCTGATGTAGGTTTAACATTAACTCATGTTACTGCTGGTGACAATCTTCCTATTGTTTTGCAATTAAAATCTGAAGAAGACGCTATTATTGCTAATGAAGTGATTGCATCTATAGAATTTGCAGCTGGTGACTCTGATGGTACAGATGGTGCCGCAGTTGCGGCAGGTATCCACGCAATCGCAGAGGATACATTCTCTGCTACTGCAAACCCAACTAAATTAATATTTACAACTGGTGTTAGTGAAACTGCAGCTGCAAGTGCAACTCCAAAGATGACTTTGAATTCTGTTGGATCAGTTACAATAGCAGGCGACTTTACTATTAGAGACGGTGGAACTATTGGTACTGCGACAGACGGTGATGCAATAACTATAGCAGCCGCAGGTGCTTGTACTTTCTCACAAACAATAGTTGCTTCGAGTGGATTAACTGGTACTGCTTCCGCAGCAGTATATGGTGACTTGGCTGAGAAATATATCGGCGATCAAACTTATTCACCTGGTACAGTAATGGTAGTAGGTGGTGATGAAGAAATAACAGCCGCTAGTGCAAGTTCAGCATACATTGCAGGTGTTATATCTACGTTACCTGGATTTTTAATGAATAGTGCATTAGAAAATGGACAAGAATTAGCATTTGTAGGACGAGTTCCAGTAAAAGTAACAGGTGCCATAACAAAAGGTCAACCAGTATTTGCAGATAACGGCGGCGTTGCTAGTAATACTGCAAATGGTCCTTTAGTTGGACTTGCGTTAGAAAGTAGTTCTAACTCAGATGAGAAACTTATTGAATGTATGTTAAAGGTATAGTAAATGCAACAAAACAAAACAAATAACAGTTTAAACATAATTGAAGTAGGAGTTAGATAATGAGAGCATCAGAATTTATGAGAGCATTGGCTGATGTGATTGATGCATTAGATAATCAGTCTTCGGATACTGACGATGAAGATAAAAATCAACAAAATCCAGTTATGGTAGCACCACAACAACAAGCACTTGAATTGCAAAAAGCAACTCTCGGAAAAGTTTCTCCAATTATCTCTAAACTTGTTACGAGTAGTAATATCGGCGAAGAATAATGGCTATTAACAGTGGCGCATTTACCCAAGATTTTAGAACACAACTAAGAAAGTTCGGCGACGGTGCAACCCGTTTGGGTGAAGAAGGTCGTCTGTGGTATAATAATGCAGACCAAACACTTAGAATTAGTGACGGGGAAACCTCTGGTGGTATTGTTATCAGTACTGGCGGTAATATTACAAGCAATATTACAGTACAAGATGAAGGTTCTGCTTTATCAACTGCGGCAACAGTTTTAAATTTTGTTGGCCCTGGCGTTACTGCTACTGGTAATGGTGCAACAAAAACTATTACAATACTAAGTGCAAGTGGATTATCTATTAGTGATGGTAGTGCAACAGATACGGTTACAATAGGAACAGACACATTAACGTTCACTGCTATATCTAACGAAACTACTGTTGCCGTTACTAATAACACAGTTACTATCGGATTACCCAATGATGTATCTATCACCGGAGACTTATCTGTAGGCGACGATTTAACATTAGGAACTTTAGGATCTATTGTAAACTTTGGTGTAGATTCTGAAGTTAAACTTACACATGTACATGATAAAGGACTATTATTAACAGATACTGGTGGTAATATTCCAACACTACAATTCGTAGATGCAAATGAATCCATAAGTTCAAACGGTACAAACTTAATCATAACATCAGGCGGAACTGCATTTAAAGTTCCAACTTCGGATGGTTCTGCTGATCAAGTTTTAAAAACGGACGGAAGTGGTAATTTATCATTTGCAACTGTAAGTGGAGGAGGCGGTGCACCAGCATTAAAAGATTTAAGTGCAGGTGTAATTGACACATCTAATGATAGTATTGCATTTATTGATGCAAATGACAGTAATAGTTCTAAGCAAGAATCAATAACAGACTTCTTATCTGCGATTGCAGGCTCGGGTATTTCAGTATCTAGTGGACAACTAACAGCATCAGGAGGTGGCGGCGGATCTGCAGACTTTTCCGCTGTTGGAGAAAGTATAATACCTACACAGAATGAAGCATTTGACATAGGTAGTAGTAGCAAAAGATGGAGAGACATCTTTCTATCAGGTGACACTATTGATCTTGCAGGTTCAACTATATCTGCTGATGGTACTGGAACAATCTCAATCTCTGCGGCTGGAGTTGTATTACCTGTAGGATCTAAAAGTGGTGATAACAAACTTGCTATTACATCAGATTCTGGTGGTGTAAATCAAGCAATCGTATTAGTAGATTTCTTTTCAGCAGCCGGAGGATTAAGTACGGCAAATGCATCATTTGAATTCAATGGAACAGTTGAAAATAAACCTGTGTTTATAGGCACTAAAACGTTTACATTAGCAAACGGTAATGCTTTTGCAAACGCTGAGATAACATTATTTCAATTTTAACGGATAAATATAGATATGGCAGATAAAACCCCAATAAGAACAGTCTTTAATGCAAGTAACGTTGCTACTGGTTTAGCAGAATTCCAATCAGGAGAAACTGTAGGATTAACTCACGGTGGTATTGGAGTCGCTTTAAGCATCGGTAGTGCTGGACAAGTATTAAAAGTTAACTCTGGTGCAAGTGCAATAGAGTTTGGCTTTGTTGAAGCGATTGTAAATATAGATAATGCTACTAATTTAACATCGGCTACTCTTGCTACATCAGATCAACTACTTATTTCAGATGGTGGAACAGAAGGCAGAGCAACACTTGCTCAATTAGACACATTATTCTCAGGCACTACAAAAACATTAACAAACAAAACTTTAACAACTCCTACACTAACTAGTCCGGTGTTAAACACTGGATTAAGTGGAACTGCGTTTCTCGACGAAGATGACATGAGCTCAGACTCTGCTACTAAAGTTGCTTCGCAACAATCTATTAAAGCATTTGTATTAGCATCAGTATTCGGCGGATTTAACAGTAGTACTTTTACTGTAGCACCTGCTAGTCAAGGAAACTTTGATTTAGCAAAACAACAAAGTCAATCTGGCAGTGCAGAAACTCCTTTTGTTGCAGGCGGATCAGATGCTTTCCTTGTTAGTTTAGGTGAAATATATGACCAAATGGAACCAATCGGATCGCTCGTGACTGTTGATTTAGGGGCATTTTCGTAATTAAAGTTTGAATGTACCTAAAATTTTTCCACTACTAGCATCATAACGATTTAGTCTTTTTGACTTCGTGCTTTCTATCTGTGCATACTTGTAATGATTACAGTCTTTACATATATTAATCGTAGACTTTTTAAAATTTTTACTATCTTTTTCATATACAGAATTACAATTATCGCATTGTAATACATATACTTTTTGTTTAGTTTTAACTTTTTCCGTTAAACTATTTCTAGTACGATTGTGAGTATTTTCTTTTATATAGGTATTTAATATCATTATATTACTATTTAGCAAACGGCTTAGTTAAATATAGGTATAAATAAACGTATACAGAATAACATTATTTCAAGGAGAAATACTAATGGCAATACAAACAATTAACATCGGATCATCAGCAAATGATGGAACCGGTGATCCGCTTCGTACCGCATTTGATAAAGTAAATGATAACTTTGTTGAATTATATGCAGTAACTGGAGCAGGTTCAGGACAAAATTTAGCGATAAGTGCAAACAGTCTTATCAGTGAAAACACAAACGGAAGTATAACAATTGATCCAAACGGTACTGGTACAATTATTTTCGCAGCAGACTCTGCTGTTTCAGGAACAACTGCAAGTACAAGTGCTACTTCAGGATCATTTACAGCAGCTGGTGGTGCAGGTATTGCCGCTGACTTACACGTAGGTGATGATGTCACACTTATATCTGATGCCGCAGTATTAGGCTTTGGTGCAGATAAAGATGTAACATTTACTCACGTTGCAGACACAGGTCTTCTTTTAAACAGTACAAGAACAATACAATTTAATGATGCAAGTCAAAATATTGGTGCTCCAAATGCAACTACATTAGATATCAACGCAACTGATGAAGTAGAAATTAACGCAACTTTAATAGATGTAAATGGTAACTTAGATGTTTCAGGTACAATCGTTGGTGCCACTACATTATCAGCAGCAACAATAACTGCAACTACTGCTTTTGTTCCAGATGCATCTGATGGTGCAGCACTTGGTACATCTGCATTAGAATTTAGTGATTTATTTTTAGCAGATCTAGCGGTTATTAACTTAGGTGCAGACCAAGATGTAACGTTAACACACGTTGCTGATACAGGTCTTACATTAAATGCTACACGTAAATTAATGTTTAATGATGCAAGTCAGTTTGTTCAAGGTATTAGTGCAACAGTTTTAGGACTTGGTGCAACAGATGAAATCGACTTAACTGCAACTGCTATTGATATAAATGGTACTGCTTCTGTTAGTGGATTATTAACAACTGAAACTGGTTTCAATGCTGGTGTGACTTCACTAACCGCAACTGGTGCTATTACAGTAGCCGCACATGCTGGTAAAATATTAAGTATGGCAGAAGTAGGTGGTAACGCTGCTTGTACATTTACATTACCTGCAGCAACTGGTAGTGGTGCAGTATTTAAGTTTGTAGTTGGTGTTATTAACACATCAAACTATATAATTAAAGTGGCTGACGGAACTGATACAATAGATGGATCAGTTATTGTCGTAAATGACGCAGGTGATGGTGGAACTGCATCTGTTATCTCTTGGATAACAGCTGCATCAGATGATACTATTACCCTTGATGGTACTACAACAGGTGGTGTTTCAATTGGTGATTTTGTAGTGCTTACTGATTTAATTGCAAACCAGTATACAGTAGAAGGTCATCTAAATGCAAGTGGTACTGAGGCATCTCCATATAGTGCAACAGTTAGTTAATAATTAACTGCTAACAAGCATTAAAAAAAATATTATAATAGGACGACCTTTAATTAGATCGTCCTATTTTTTTATGACGTGCAATAAATACAGTATGAGATAAGGGGTAAACAATGACATTACAGACGATTAACATTGGCACAAACCAAGATGATGGAACGGGTGACTTACTCAGAGATGCATTTGATAAAATTAATGACAACTTTACAGAAGTTTATACTGAACTAGGCGGAACAGCACTCAGTAATATTACTATGAGTGGAAGTACAATTAGTACTGACACATCAAATAGTGGCATAATAATTGATCCTCAAGGCACAGGAACTATATCACTATCTGGTAATACTGCTATAACAGGAACTGCAACGATTTCTAGCACACTTGGTGTTAGCGGTGCAACCACAATGACTACATTGGGTGTTAGTGGTACAACAGGAATCGATGGCAACTTCGACATTAATACAGACAAGTTTAAGGTAACTGCATCATCTGGTGATACTATAATAGCAGGTACATTAGCCGTAACTGGTGCACAAACATTTACTGGGCAAACTAATCTAGATGGGTTATTAAAAGCAAACGGAAGTGTTGATTTAGGTAATGCAACCTCAGATACAATTACAGTTACAGGCAGAATTGATAGTGATTTTTTACCTAGTGCAAACAATACACATGATTTAGGTTCCAGTAGTTTAAGATGGGATGGTGCTTTTTTTAACACTATGAATGTTAACACCTTATCAACAGGATCTACAACTTTTGGTAGTATTAATATTGCAGGAAACAAAATTTCAAGTACTGTGTCTAACGCAAATATTACACTAGATCCAAGTGGAACAGGTAGTGTTGAAGTTATAGGAAATATTACTTTAGTCGACGATGCAATTATTTCTTTAGGTGGTGAAGGTGATTTAACAATTACACATGACGGCGATAATTCTATAATTAACGATACAGGTACTGGTAAGTTAATAATGAAAAGTAGTCAAGTTGATATACTTGGAGGCACAGACGGCGGCGAGTCAATGGCAACATTTATCGACGATGGAGCCGTAACTCTTTTTTTTAACAACTCTAGTAAAATAGCAACAAGCAATACCGGAGTTAGTATTACAGGTACTGCGGTTATTTCTGGAAGTGCAACTATTTCAGGTGGCGCATCTGTAGTTACACAATATACTGGCACAATGTACCTAGCAGATAGTACAGTTTTACTTTCAGATAGTGCAATAGTAACTACAGACCGTGATGCATTTGTATTAGTGGGTAATGTAAAAGGTGCTTTAACTGGAGCAGTAACAGGTAATGTTACAGGTAACTTAACAGGTACAGTATTAACAGGCGAACAAGCCTCGATAACTACTGCGGTTAACCTTACTACAACTGGTGCATTAAACGCAGGAACTATTGTAACAGGATTTGGTGATATTAGCAATGGCACAAGTACTATTAACTCAAGTGGTAAAGCACAACTTGGATCATTAGATACTACTTTGGCTAGTCATTCGACGACTGTGGATAGTAGTTCGATATTAGTAAGTGCTTACTTTAATCTAGGTATTGTTACTCCAGGAAGTGTTAGAGCAACTCAGTTAGTAGCAACAACTTCAGCAACAAATTTACTTGGAAAAGTAAACACTACAGATGCAGATAGTGGAATATTAACTGCTGACAATGGAGCAACTGCTGATGCTTTTGCAGTTAACGTAGATGTTGCAGGACATACCACACTTGATAATTTGACTGTAAGTGGACAAATTTACGGATTTACTAGTACTGCTACTTTAAAAACATTAATTGCGGCAAGTGCTGATTTTGCTGATTTTCAGGCTAGATTTGCTAAAATACAAGATTAATATAGTTCTATAATAGTTTTTATCTTATTAATAATTTCTTCAGTTTTAAAGGTTGAAAAAACACCTGGATGTAAAGGCTTAGGCCATCCTTGTATATTTGTCCATGCGTATCCTTGATGTTCACTGTTTAGTTTAGGTATAAACTCTTCTTCAACAACGGCAACATATGTGTGATATTCGAAACCTTTTTTACTATTTGTAAATTGATCAATAGGTATTAGTTTGCGAATACTAGGTGTTTCGCCAATTTCTTCTTGAATTTCTCTGTAAAGTGCATCGATAAAATTTTCTTCTTTTTCAACTTTTCCACCAGCAAATGCCCATGTGCCGTTAAAACTACTATCTTTTCTTAATAAAAATAGAAACCTTTTTGTTGAACTTGAGAAAAAAACTGCACCTACACTTTGCTTTAGATTACTATTTCCCAATCGCCTGCCTTGTATTCGCCTTCGTAACTTTTTACCCAAGCACTACCAGTCCATTTATACTGTATGCCTGTGTGAGTATTAGTAACAAAATGTATTCCAGCATCAGTACTACTATCAAAAACTATATTCCAAGTAGATCCGTTAAACTGAATAATATCATTTGCACCTGCTATAAGATCATTTCCAGCATCATCTTGCCATGCAGTTGGACCATCTGTATTTGTACTAGAACCTATTGCTCTTAATATTAAATATCGTTGACCATCTGCATTTGCAGGAAGACCTGCTCCTGGTCCTACTCTTAATGGATTAATAATTTTTGTTACTGCTGGTAAGTCGTTTGTCGGAATAGTATCAGCATCAACAGTAAATAATAACTTAGTTTGATCACTAGGATGATGTGCAATAGTTCCTACAATTTGTCCAGTTCCAAAGTCAATTCTTACTTGACTTATGCCTGACTGTAACTGTCCGTATTGGTTAATCACTGCTCTCCAACTAACATCGTCGGTGCCAATCTTTTTAGGAGGATCAGATAATATGTTAGTAGGTTCTATTTTATTAGTTACACTTTCTTGTCTTTCTAATAAAGTTAAAGTAGTACCTAACAACAATATACCATAGTTCATTGGGGTAAATTTTAATCTAGAACCTAGTACTACATCACTATCTATAATTCCGTCATCGATACTTCCACTTTCGTCGAATATACTAGCAACAATTTTGCTAACAACTCCAAGTTTTTTGACCTTACTAGGAGGGGATAACCAAATAGGAACGGCAAACTGTAACGTAGAAACATCAATTGAGTCGTCTGGTCCGACTGGAACAGCTCTATTACTCCAAGTGGTGCCCATTAACTCTATATAACTTAAACTTCCCCAATCTAAGTAATTGTCTGTGCTTTGTATTTCTAAACTTGGATTAAAAAGTACTAACATCTGCTCTAGTAATTGGAGTTTCTGTGTAGTATTACTAGTCCATACATCGACGTTTATAGTTAAAGTATAAGGAACTGGCATTAACCGTTCTATAGTAAATGCATTTCCTTGTTGGTTTGTGTATTCTCCAGTATCTTCGTTATATCTTCTCATACGGATATGACGTTTGTCAACGTGTGACGGATCTTGTCTTCTTTCTGGATTATATGTAAATTCGTTAATGTAACAACTAATCATTGGTGTAGGAATAATTTTATTCTCACTGTTGTCTCTAATAATACTAGATACCATCCTGGTTGCATCTCCGTACTTTACAGGAACCGTTACTAGAGTTGTATTTCCATCTCTATCTTTTCCATATTCGACTTGGAAATTTGAAAAAGCACGGATAAACTGTAATAAGAATCTTCTTACTTGATTGTCATAGAAAAATTGCTGGGCCATTAAATGTCTTCCTGTATCTCAAGTGCTTTGCTTAATGCTTGACGCTGGTTAATAACCGTGTTATCATCTTGTGTTGTAGTTGCTGTATTATTAATAAATCCTGATGTTAGAGTTGAACTTTTTCCTGGAGTTGGATTACTTCTCAAATTATCTTCTACTTTATTCCATCGATTCCCGTTATATCTAAAAAGTCTATTAGGTAAAAAGTCTAATCTTAAAACATAATTTCCTTCGGTAGGATCTGAAGGAAAACTAGTACCCATTGTTATTTCTTCACCATTAGGAGCAAGTCCGTCTCCAACAAGATATCCACTATAAGCCTTACTGTTCTCAGGAGTAGTTCTTGCACTATCTGCAGTTATTAATGTGTTGTCAATACTAATTCCTGTGCCAGGTGCATTAATATTTGAAGCATCAGCAGTAACCAACGCAACACTAGCAATTTCAGTATCAGCAGTAACTGAACTATCAGCAGTAGATATGTTACTATCGGCTGCAGTAATAGGACCATTATCACTAGTGAGTAAACTATTATCTGTAGTAACTCCTATATTAGCCGCACCACTATCAGCAGTAAATCCTTTAGGCTCCTCAGGAGCACCAGTTACTGGATCAACAGGAACGACATAATACTTACTTATGTCGTATCCGCTCTTAGGAACTTCTACTTCTGCTTGTTCAACTACTTTACTAGTAATCTCAAGTTCTTTAGTATAGGTACTAAGTAGATCTCTTAGTGTCTTATCTGTGCTTTCACCTGTGTTATCGTTAAGTTGTATCTTATTAAGTATATCATTATATTCTTGACTGTCTACTAATGGAGTACATTTTACTCTCCATAAATGAGGCCACCAAGTTGGAGAGTATCCTTCTGCAGGTCTCGATCCTTCTTGTACTACATAATATCTTTTTAGTGCTACTTCTAAACTAGTATCTAAACTATTATAATCTTTTAAATGAGGCATTTCTAATACGTCACCACTCATCAATCTACGACCTAATATCCGATCCATATCTGACATGTGAAAAGTAACAAATAGTGTATCGTTCTGTAAAAAAAGACCAAACTGGCTTAAATCAAAATCCGTATCAGCGACATTATATATACCTCGTAGGTTATATATGTCAGTTTCGTATTTACGATCTCTGTTCTCTAAAAATAAGAAATCTTGTATTGCTAAAGGATCATCAGTTGTTGATTGTGGCTGACTTTTATCCTTACTGGGACCTTGGTCCAAAACACCTAAGTACTTATGAACATGAACTCCTGTGCCTCCTACTGTAAATTGTTCTTTAATATTTCTATCAAAAAACTTAAAATCGTTAGTATGTGCACCATCTTTCCAGAGGCTGAGTCGAGGCAAAATATTACTCCTATTCTTTATACTATTTATCGGTATAAAAAAAGACTGCCGAAGCAGTCTTTTTCTTTAGGGAGGAATTTTTGTAATTAAGCAGCCACCTGCACATATGGCTTGCTAAAACCATTACCAAACTCTATATCAGTATAGTGACTAACATGAAAGTAATCGCTTTGGCTATCTGACTTATCAAACCAATCCGGACCTTTCATTGCCGCTAATAACTCTAACAAGAACTTCTTTTCTACACCATCATAGTGTGTTTCGATATGATAAACATTAACTTGTCTAAAATCATTTGCATGTTTACCAAACTCAAAAATACCACTGCTTATTTTAACACAAAGTACCATGTGGTTCCTAATGCTAATAGAAGCCTTACATCCATACTTTTTTAATACTGCTTTAATTGCTGGTGCTAACTTTGTTTTATTTGCTTGACTTACATATGCCATTTGACTCTCCGTTTAATTGCTTGTTTCTAACTATACTTTATAATAGCACAGAATACCAAAACGTCAACCGAAACGTAAACTTATTAACTGGTTGACATATATAACAGAAGTGTTATAGTATATACATAGTTAGGAAAACAGAGAAAGATAAACTATGATAAATGATATGCAACGAGATTTAGAAATGCTAAAACAAGTTCAAGTATTAATGAAGAAGTCTACTACAAGAAGAACTGCAACTGAAATACTAAGTACTATTATCCATGAGAAAACAGATGAAGTACAACGAACAGAGCAAGGTATGGAAGCCTTGCGTGTAGCAATGGGAGGAAAGTAAATGGCGTTAAGTGCTCTTAAAGGTAAAAAACTTACTAAGAAGAAAACTATATCTCGTAGAAAATTATCTGGTGCTGGAGCGGCTCCTACAGATTCTTTTAGGAATTGTACAGAATTCTTCCATTGGCAAGTAGACAATAAGAATTGTGGCACTATAACAAAAGCATATTTAAAGAAAACTCTTTCTAAAGAAGATTATAAAGCAGTCTCTAAACTACCCGAGTGGACATTTTATAGACAACATATCGCAGCATATTGTTGGTGGGCAGGACAAGACTTAAAAACAAATGCAGATACAACAGAATGGATGACTACTCATTTCCAAGGATGGATTGAAAAAGGTCGTCCCCTTGCTGAAATAGAAAAGAAAAAAGCAGAAGAGAAGAAGAACATATACATTCCTAACATACAAGAACGTATCAGAGAAGCCGCCGATGATATCATTGCTTCTGTAGAAGAAGTTGTTGATGATTTTATTAACGATCCAACTACTTTTAAGAATCCTGATATGGTAAAAATGCTTAAAAAACTAAATGTTAACCAAGCACATACTAGACACATTATTAATTTCTATCAAGGATCGTTAACAGAATTTAGTTTGTTATTAAATCCTGTGAAGTTGTCTGCTAAAGCAACTGAACAAGAAAAAGACTTAGCAGATCAATTCAAAGAAGGATATGCACACTTATCTAAGTTAGAGATTAAAAAA